TTAGCCTTTTCATATTTTTTCTTTACTTCTTCAGCCACTAATAAAGCCTTAGGCAAAGATTGGTCTATGCTTTTAAGAGTTTGTTCCCATCCTTGCTTAGCCGCCAGATACTCTTCAGCTTTTTTATTTTGGGCTTTTATACTCATAAGAGCTGCCTTCGTCTTGTCAAACTGAGTCTTTAATTCTTCTGTTTCTTGGATATTTACATGTAACGCAGCTTTCGTCTGTGTTAGGTCTATATCTTGCCCACAAGTGCGGCAAACGCCTTCCGCAGCTTGAAGACGGGCAGTCTCCTCCGATAAAATCTTTCTAGTATTCTTTAAGCCTCCAAAAGTTTCTGTAAGCTCGGACACGTCCTGTATTTCCGTAAACTCCTCTAGCTCTAGCACCTTCTTCTCGTTTAGTTCAAGTACGTTTAGCAGATTATTATTACTAACAATTCTTGAATTTTTCTCCGAGATATTTTTAAGTTCTGCAGCTAAGTCTCTTAGTTCGACTTCGGCTTCTTCTAAGTTGTTTTCTACTTTTTTCAGAGGTAGTATATCACTATCTTCCAAAATATTATCTTTAAGCCAAGATTCGTAGGTGTTAATTTTTGTTTGCTCTTGTACTAATGTAGTGGCAGCATTCCTAGCTTCTTCCTTAAAGATTTCAAACAATTTTGTATATTCTTCTAGGTGTAGAAGGTCTATGAGGAAGCGTTTACGGTTAGCGTCAGTAGCAGTTAAAAATTGAAGACTTGCGTTAGTGTTCTGATACACTAACTGAGAGAAGGTTTTAAAGTCTACGCCTATAATTTCTTGTATAGTTTTGTACGTATTAGTAGCTGTATGGCTAGAGATTTCTTCTCCGTTCTTCTTTAAGGATACTTTTAAAGAAGTCTTTCGGACTACTGAAACTACATACTCGTCAGAGTCTTTTGAAAACTCTAAAGAGATACTATACCCGGCATCTACATACCTATTAGGAATATCTGATTTTTTTATGCCCTTCGAGTTTTTGTTGTACAATACTTCTTCGATAATTAACGGGATCGAGCTTTTCCCGACCCCGTTAGTGCCAACAAGCTGAGTAACTAAATTTGCAGATAAGTCTAGCTCGTTATCTGCACCATAGCTAAAACAATTACTCCACGTCAATCTTTTTAAAATAATCATTAAAAACTCCTATTACGCCTGTCAGTTTATCTTCTGGCAATTCTAAAATGAAACTCAAGTACTCTACCAACTCCTCCACTAAGCTCATGTTGGGGTCTAGAATAAGGCTTGTGTCTGTGTTTCTCCTTACTACTTTTTTGTCTAGCAAATCTGAGTTCTCTACTCCTGCTAGGCTTTGCATATCGCCTTCCATCTCGTAAATGGTATGATCCCATGCTGTAGGCACCATATCTTTTGGGTCTGTTACAGTTTTTCTAAGTAGCTGAGGCAACTGAAACTCCTGCCACTCCCAAGACCAGTCAGTCTCTATCAGTAAGCACCCGGTAGTTACTTTACTTCGGTGAAAAGAAGTTGTCATTGGGCTACCTGGGTACACGATATTTTTTTGCGTATTACTATGGGAATGTAAGTCTCCCGCAAATACTACAGGGAAGTCTTTAAACCTGTCTAGGTCTACTTCGGGCTTTACATGGGGAGGTATTTCCCCCCGTACATGAGTAAATACCGGCAGCGTACTGTCTAACGCTTCGATAGACCCTTTTTTATGTAGGTCTGCGTAAGGTAAGATAGTGAACCCCCTTTCGCTGTCGGTAAAAGTTTCCGTAATAACAGTAACCAAAGGGTTTACCTTATTAGTAATCTCTGCTAGGTTTGCGAAAAAAGTTTTGTTTTTTCTTGTAGCTTCATGGTTGCCGTCATAAATAATAGTTTCTATCTGTACGCCAGATATAAAGTGAAAATACAACTCTAACTCTTCCATTGAAGGCAACCTGTCAAACAGGTCGCCCCCAATAATGTGTAAATTACACACGCTTTTGTACTTTTGTACTTGCTGGAAAAAGTCAAAATACCTATTTTTAGCCCAAGAAACCGGGACGTTCTTTTGTCCCAGTTTTATGTGCCAGTCTGCGGTAAACAAAATCATATTTCGTCAAACTCTTCGTCAATGCTTTCGTCTACATTCTCAGTGCGAGCAGCCTGAAAACGCTCTAGCAACTCTTTCTGTGCGTCCGGAGTAGGTCGCGTCATGATAACGTCCATAGATTTTAATTCTTTAACTAAAGCCTGCTCTTCCTCAGTTAAGCTGCGTGTCTTGCACTTTAAAGGCTGCAGCTGATACTCTACATTGTAGGGTAAAGGACCGGTCTTTTTGCGTTGAAATACTAAATCCCAGCCCGTATCGGGGTCAGTAGGGTCGCCTAAATCTTCTGCAGCAGTAATAACTTGCTCCCACAGTTTTTTCTTCAGGTTAATTACTTTAAGCTTGCCATCGGTAGGATCAATGCATTGAGTAGCGTAAGACCAACCACACTTCAAATCGGGGTAGTAGTGACGAACCCAATCTTTTTCTAGATTGGTGAAGGCTTCTTCTTCGCGGTCAAAGCTCAAACATTCCATAGGAATATCTTTGCCGTTCTCGCCTTTAACCCAATATACGTAACGGGCTAAAATATCTCCTACAATACGAACTCTATTGTCTCCGTTTGTGTATTTGTATGAGTCTGCATTGTTTTTCTTTGCTGAGCCTTGCTGTTTATTAAATGATATTGCCATGATTGTTTTTCCTTGTTTTATCTGTGAAAAAAACTTCTTCATATTTAAAGTAGAGAATACTATTTTCTACATGAAGTAGTCTGTTATCGTTTAGTTTAGTTAAATCGACTGGGCTATGAAGCAGCTCCAGGCTAGTGGTGTTGAAAGCTATGTAATCTGCTAACTTGCGATAAGACGCTAGGGCAATATACATAGCTATCTCCTTTTGAGTATACTGATTAGCATTTTCAAAAAGATCTTTTGGATTTAACAGGAAGCTATCTCCTGAGAAATCAATATCGTAATACTTATAAATTGGGTCTTTTGTTGTTTCGGGAAGCTTTTTTTCGTATATTACCTCTTTTGTAATAAGAGTTATATCTCTAACTCTCCCACCACATTTCTTATAAATCTTCTTCCAGTTGTAAAGAATCATGTGCCAAACCTATTTCCTTTAGCGTTAATTTTAGAGAGATATTATACCAAAATTCGAAGCAATTGTCAAGAAGTATTTTTCTATGGTTCTAGGATTTCTACTTTATAGCCTTCTTGTATATAATGGCCTCGCCTTGCTTGAGCCTGTCGTTTGGCTGTAGAACCTTTTAAATTTATGTCTACTACTATAGGCTGCTTTTTTCCTTCTTTTTCTCTAATTACTCGTCCTATCAGCTGCGTAAGAAGAGACTCGTTGTTTACAGGAGTTCCTAGTATCAAGCAGCTTAGATTATCAACTGATATTCCTTCACTGAATATAGACTGTGTGCCAAATACTATGTCTTTCTCCCCTCTGCGTACGCTTTCGATTATCTCCTCTCGATTGGGAGTCTTACCTGTTATAGCGACTGCACTTTCTCCTACAAGCTCTGCACAGTTGTTCAGAAACGCTACCCTGTCTGAAACTACGAGGACTTTATGCCCTTTTGCGGAGTAAGCGGCAGCCAGCATAGAGATAAGATGCACGTACTCTTCTTTTTGAGTCAGTTCGTTAATCTTTCTAGCCCAGGGCGTGTTGCTACCGTCCATGAAACGAATTTCAGTCCGTATCAGGTGCACTCTAGGAACCATATAGTTTTCTTTAGGTGGTTTGTAGACTATATTTCCAAAGTAGTCTTTGAACAGTACTTGTTTTCCGTCTTTTCGCTTCAGTGTGCCTGTAAGTCCGATCTTGTACCGAGCATGGCTAGCATCAATTATGCTGGAAAAGGTTTTACTACTAACGTGGTGCATTTCGTCTAGTATTATTGTACCGAATAGTTTAGAAACTTCGTTTTGCTTTCGGTATAAAGTTTGAACATTTGCTACTACGATAGGTCCGTCTGTTTCAAATCTTCCACTACCAATTACGGATGGTGTAATTCCAAATACTTTTTGTATTTCTTTTTCCCACTGGTTTCTAAGGCTTACGGTATGTACAATTATAAGTGTTTTTTGGCGGAGTTTTGCAGCAATCGCTAAAGCTGTAAAAGTCTTGCCCCAGGAAACCCAAGCGTTTATTATACAGCCCTCATTGATTTGGTCGTGTACTACTTGCTGGGACTCCCTGAGATCAAATCGAAACTTAGGAAAGTCCACAGGACAAGTGATGCGTTTATCAGAAACTTCATATCCCTCTGGTATGAGATCAGTTCGACCCGAAGGAATTGTAATTAACCCTGCACGAATTATTGCCATGTTGTTAATTATCTCAGGTTGAGCGTCCTGATGCCAGCTAGGGATAATATGCTTAACTTCGCTCTCGATGTGCTCTTGAGTTTCAGCGCTACAATTCATGTAGATTCGATTACTTATTACTGCTTTATTCATCATTTAAAGGAAAGACCTTCTGGATTACTTGTGCGCAGGCTTCTGCGAGTTGAATATGCTCTTTTTGAGTCCCATTACCAATTCTTAGCTCTATATAATGAATCCACGAACGTAGGGTACCGTTCACGTAAAGACGAGACAGAGTATTTCCTTCGGGCAGTACGGCGCGAGCTTGTTCTTTGGCAATTCCATTTTTAATCGCCCAGTTATATGTAAACCGGCTCTTCTCTATTACTTCTCGCTGCAGTCTTTCCCACTCGGAAGCAATTTGATCATGACTCTCGTCTATCTCAACTGAATTTTGGCGGTTTTTTACGTCCTGTAAGCGCGCTTCTCGTACTTCAAAGGCCAAATCTTGGGTAGGATCTGCGTATCGCTGGGAAAACTCCTGAAAGCTAAAAGATCGGTGTCTTAGAAGCTGCCGGGCAATATCTCTAGTAGTCTCTATTTCCATGCAAACATTCACCATCTCCAGAGGAGACCAGTGTCGATGGTTAATTAGATACTGTACTAGAGCCTTTGCCGTCTTTTCGTTGTTTTGATTGCTTGGGTTGCTTACCCGCGCACAATACGCTACTAGCTGCAGCATATCGCTTGGCATATTCATAACGTCTAGATCATATGCAGGTAATTGGCTGTGGCTTATTAACTTAACTTTCATTCTCTACCTCGTTTTTTGCTATAATATATTTCTTAACGAATTCGGAGCGGACTATATCGTTTACCCCAAACTCAATAAAGTCAAACTCGTCCATTCGTTTTATGATTTCTAACCACTCAAGAAGCTCTTGGGCTTTAAGGTCGCTCTGTCTAAAGTCTCCGCAAAAACAAATTCTACAGTTATCGCCTACGCGAGTAATAATAGAATCTAGCTCATGGAAGCTCATGTTTTGGCATTCGTCCACTAGAATAAAGGCATCTTTTAATGTAATTCCCCGTATGAAAGAAGTGGTCATAAACTCTACTGCCCCTTTTACTTTAAGTATTTCATAAGCGTCTCCACGATCAAACAGCTCTATGGCAATATCTTTGTAGGGCTCCTCGTACACCGAACCCTTCTCTTTCTCATTTCCAGGTAAAAAACCTATATCCCTAGTAGCTACTGCACTACGAATAATTACCAACTTATCAAAAAAGCCCTTCTCTATATCATCGTATGCGATGTAGGAAGATACAAAAGTTTTCCCTGTGCCCGCCAGCCCGTGAAGTACTAAGTGTTTTTCAGATTCAAATACATCCACTTGCCCCGCAGTTAGAGCTTCTATTTCTCTTAGCTTTAGGCTGTTAGTGTGTTGTTTTTGCTGCTTTCGTCTTTTCATAACTTTCTTATGGTATCCTTTTTCTTACTCGGAGAAAACTCATATATTAGCCAAGGTGCTCCGGCTAAGTATAGAACTCCTGCATATTGTATTAGGGCTTCTGGAGGCCTTCTGATTGTAAAAGGTGTTGAGACCCCGTGTAGGTATAGCACAGATGCCGTTTCTTTTCTTACTACTTTCTTAATTTTATGGTACTTTAAAGGACAGAACTTTGTTTTTTCATATGTGAAAAGTCTCCCTTTAGAGTCAATAAAATTTTTGTGGCCGCATTTCAGCAAACCTTCTATACTATCTACGTGCCTAGTTAGCTTCCATAAAGGGGCTTGAGGCGTGGTTAATCTACGTGCGCCTAGTGTAACCCCTTTTTGGTTTTTGTCGTCCAATACTAGACCGTTGATAAAAACCAACCCGTCAGACTTACTCCAGTCATCATTGGGTAGAAAGAATAACGGAAAGTCTAACTTTTTTAACTCTTTGTACGTTATAGCCATATATTATGTATATTTCCGCCTATAATAAATAAGCAAGTTACTATATTGAGAATTACCCAAGCAGTGCGGATAATAGCTACCTTATCTGCTTTATGGTCTTCCTCGAAGGCTTTCGTTCCTAGTGCTTTACACCATATCTTCCACATCAGGTGCCGCTCGCCAACATATAAAGACCTATATTAGCAAAAGCATATCCAATGTAGGCACAAAACATTGGAAAGTTGTCGAACCTAAACTGCTGTTCTAACGCTACGAATAAATAGATTAAGCCTGTTAAAGCTATAAGTGATCCGCTCATTGTTCTAAATCCTCTTCGTTAAATAAGTTAAGTTGTTTGGGGCTAGTATACTTTGCGTAGATTTCTTCTGTTTCTGGTATAAAGAATATTTCTACTTCGCTACAATAGTTTAAGTACTTATCCTCTATGTTATCGTCCCCTACTAAGGTTGCGTACTTTCCGAGAACTTTATTATAATCTTCCTCAGTTCGACTACACTCCTCATACGCAATCTCCAGGCTATGCTCAGCCTGCTCTATTACGGTATAAAGTGTCTCCAAGCTATCTACCAGCAAATTTAGAGATTCGTGCATTTCAGACCCGTCAGGTCGTTTAAATTCTAGTATTGTACCCACTACGCTGCCTCCATATATTTTTTATACTTTCCAAAAGAATAATCTTCGCCAATATCAAAGTCGCAGCCTACAGGAGCGCCTGAAATATACACGCCTCGATCTAGCTGAATAAACTCCTGCAACTTCTCGCAGTATAAGTCTACTTCTGCCTCTGGCACTTCTGCCAGCACGGAATCGTGTACTAATGCAAATATTTCGGCTTTCATTCCTTGTCGCTGAATAAAGTTATTCATATCAATAGCGCCCAACAGGTTTATATCGCTGGCCACAGACTGGACTAAGAAGTTAAGCCCCGAGCGGATAGCATTTCCTGCTACGCCTCTGTCTTCAGAGTTAACGTTAGGGAGTCTGCGCTTACGCCCAAACACGGAGTAGATAAAGCCTTTAGTTTTTATCTCCTTCTCTTTTTGGTCTAACCAAGCTTTCAATGCCTTAAACTCTCGGAAGTAGTCGTCAATGTACCCCTGAGCCTCGCTAGGGGAGCAAAAGGTACCAGAGCTCTTAGTTATCTCACTAGCTATTTTCTTAGCTCCTGCCCCGTACATAATGCCAAAAGAAATAGCCTTTGCTGCCTGGCGTTCGCGAGAGTACTTTTCAAGTACCTCAGTCACGTCACAGGGAAGCCTAAACACTTTCTTAGCTATAGTGGAGTGGAAGTTTCCTCCCTCCTTAAATACCGACATCAGCGCTTTATCGTTCGCCAAAACAGCGGCGGCATACACCTCGGCTGTAGTTAAATCCATTGCTACTATTTTATATCCTGGCCTAGCTTTAATACAGCCTTTAACTATAGGGTTGTCTCTAGGAAGCTGCTGCATGTTTAGCTTACCACTACTAGAGAGTCGCCCCGAAGTGGTAGTGTGTAAGTTAAAATTAGTACGTAAATGGTTATCTCTGTCAAGCTGGGGAATAATCTTGTCTAGGTAAGTGTTCTTTATCTTACTTTTTTGGCGTATATCAATAATGAGCCCAGGCACTTCGTGCTCTTCTGCAAGCTGAGTTAAGACTTCTATATCTGTACTGTTAGCGCCAGTACCTGTTTTCTTGCCCGTAGGCTGTAAGCCTAGGTAGTCAAATAGTAAGCTCCGTAACTGCACTACGCTATTAGGGTTAAATTCTTTTCCTTGAAGTTTCTCGAACTGAGCAACTTTAGGGTTTTTGTACATTTTTTCTATAGCATTGTCAATATCTTGCTGCATAAGTACCTGCGCTTCCTCTAATCTTTCGGGGTTGAAAGGTACGCCATTGTCTTGTACATCGGTAAGAAAGCGGCAGCCTGGTATAAGTATATCGTTATATACTGCGGCAAGCTTGGGATTTAGCAACACTTTTACAAAACGCTCAAAAAGTAGAAAAGTTACTATAGCATCGCAGGCAGCATAGGTATACATTACGTCAAAAGGAATCATATCCCAAGAGAAGTCAGCCTTTCTAAGTCCATTTGCTTTTTTGTACTGGTCTATCCAGTCATACATAGGTTTTTCGTAGTCTCCATACTTAGTATACCGTATGGCTAACTCTTTTAGTCCGTGTCTTACATTCTCGTCTATTACATAATGTAAGAGCATTGTGTCGTGAAACACAGGAAAATTAAAATTAAGGTGATACTCAAAGAAGGCCAAGTCAAACTTTGCGTTGTGAAAGATTACTGCTTTCTTGTTAAAGAGCTCTTGCATTAACCCTTCCGCCTCCTCGTCTACACACTCTGTGTCTACATAACAGCCATAATCGGCCTTGTACGACAAAGAGAATCCTAGAATATGGCCGTTGCGAGGGTAAAGAGCAGAAGTCTCGGAATCAAGAGCAATATAAGAGTTTGGGTGGGCTATAGCATCTTTAAGATATTGTATAAGGGTAGGAGTGTCTTGTATTCCGAAAGCAATACTATCAGTTATAACAAAATCTTCTATTTCTCCCGCTATATACTTAATAATGCTTTCGCAAGTTTCTTCCCATAACGGCTTTGCTTCAGGCTTAAAAGCCAGCATTGCTGGGTTAATAGCTGCAAGAAACTTTTCGTCCACTACCTTACCCGAATACTCTGTTACTGAGTTCTGTTTGGTAAAAAATTTAAGGGCGTCAGAACCTACTAGGATTACCCAGTCGTAAGAATCTACATCTATGTCTATGTCGCAGTCTCGCTTTAACACCTTTTTTACGCTTGCGTCTGAACAGAGGTAATACTGGTCGAAAGAGAAATGTTCTCCAAAGAAGTATTTAAAATTATTTCTGCTTGGTTTTGTTTCTACTATGGCTACTTTAGTCATATAACTTTTCCTTTAATTTTTTAACACTAGCAGCTGGCAGTTCGCCAGGGTCATTATTTCTTAGTACAATATTTTTAGTCAAAATTCCTATCTCTTCACAAAGCTCCTCTGTGTTTTTAGCGGCTGTCTGTCCCGCCTCGTCACTATCTAACATAATGATGATATTATCCACACCTTGCATCTTTAGAAGTTCTAATTTCTTTCTGCTTATAGTTTTTGTGCCTAGTGCGGATACTGCATTTGTCAGCCCTTTGTCATGCAGATTAAGAGCGTCAAAAATACCCTCTACAAGTATGACAGAGTTTTGTATAGGCTCTACTACAGGGTAAAAAGGCAGTGTGGCTCCTGGAGGTATAACTTTATACTTAGGAGTCTCTTGCCCCATATGCCTACCTATAGCTCCTACAGTTTTTCCTGTACTATCAAATATAGGAAAAACGACTCTACCTATAAAGTCCGTATCGTGATGTGTAAACGCCTCAAACTTTTCATAAGTTTTTAGGCTAATATTCCTCCATGACTGGCTAAAAGGGACTCTATCGCTTGGTAGCTTTATTCCTACGCTTTCTGATCTTTTTAGCTGTAGCAGCCTTTTAAAGTTTTCTCTCTGTATCTGAAGTGCGTTGGCTTGCTCTCCAAAATGGTCAAAAATATTGCCTTTAAACTCACAAGAAAAACATTGAAAGATTCCTGTTATCTGATCAATACGCATACTAGGGTTTCTATCTGCGTGCTCAGGATTAAGGCACGAGACTAAAAAGTCTCGTCCTTTAGGAATAAATACAACATCTTTCTTCTCTAGAATTTGCTCTACATTCATACGCTTACGTTTCTGCTCACAAGCTCATTACGGATTTTTTGCTTTACTTTTGGTATCGCGCGGTCTAATTCTTTTACTAGCTCCTCAGTGGGAGTGTTTCGCATATAAAAGTTTTGTACTGTAGTTTTCTTTGTGGCACGATCATAGATTTTTTGTGTTGCTTTAAATTTTACAGGCATTGTTGTTCTCCTAGGTTGTTGAATATTTCTGTCTCATTCGCTCACATCTCTCGCAGAGGCTGTGGGTGTTAATTACTTTTTCTACTCCTACAAAAGTCGCGCAGGCAGTGCACTCTCGCTTTTCGTAGCAAGAAACGCATAACCAGCCTACACTGCTTATGTTGTAGCAGTCTCGGAACTGCTCACATATTTCACAATTATGTATTTGTCGTATACTACCTCCCAATGTCTTTTACTCCTTCTCTAGGTATAACTTGGTAGGCCCCTTTGTTATATGCGGGGGCTATGGTGTATGTTGCTGAGATTTCTTTCTTGTAAGACTGGTCGGGCGTATTTACTACACGAGTAGCCTCTACAGAAGGGTAATACTCTGTGTCTCTGCGATAAGTTTTTACAGGTACGATAGGTCGAAACGCTGCAGGGGCTTTTTTTATTTTTTTGACCCCGTTGCGCTTTCTGCCTGAGTAACTGTAATTATTACTACCTATTACTATCATTTAAAATTCTCCGCTGAAATTTGAAAATATATTATATCAAAATATAAAGCAGAAGTCAAGAACTATTTATATGTCGTGTATGCCTTCAGCGCCTTCTTCTTCATCTTCTCGCTGGGAGGGTGGAAGGGCAGAATCTGGACCAATTTTTAAGCTTGCCCAATCAACTTCTGAGGTAAAAGAAAGCTCTTCATTGTCTCGCATTTTCACACAGTTAAAAGTCATACAGTTATCTTCTTTATCGTGCGCATCTAGGGTATACGCGGCATCTGCCGCATCCAAAATACCTTTAGCGAATCTAGCCTCTCCTGTTGCATCTATTTGGTATGGTGAGATTACGGGAACCTCATATTCCTGCGCCATAGATTTTAGAGCTTTACTTACTTCTATCTGCTCTGTCCAATCATATTGGCCGTTTCTGTGGGGCATACTAGAGCGTTTGACCTGGTTTATATAGTCTACTATTATTACGCCCAGGTCTAGGGTTTTTGATTTTTTATCAAGCTCTGCGCGTATCTTGGATAGCGTTAAAGAAGCATCATACACAACATCTAGTTGATGTTGTGGATGTAGTTCGCAAGAAGTGGTTAGAGAGTGATGAAATCTTTCAAAGTCTCTATTTTCTTTATACTCACGTATCCTCTCCTGTCCATCAACAAATCTATTTGCCCACCAGTTGGCTACACGCTCCCACTCCATTAAATTCAGGTTTTTAAGTTTTAGTCTGCCATAAGGAATACCTGTAGCTACAGCACAACACCTTTGTAAAATAGCTCGGCTGTCCATCTCTATAGTGAAATATATAGCGCTTTTGCCCTGGCTATAGGCATTATTGGCTATGTTGGCACAGGTCAAAGACTTGCCTGCGCCTCGCTTACCCCCTATGAGAACCAAGTCCCTAGGAGAAAATTGAATCTGTTGGTCGTATTCAGAGTTTAGCCCCAAGGCTACGTACCGGCCTAGTGAATCTTCATCTTCGAAAAGCTTTATACGCTGCATACTATCTGTAGGCTTTTCTAGCTCTACCTTATCTTCAACGTCTAATACTATCTGGTGTAGGTGGTCTACCGACTCCTGAGCATCTTCGAAACTCATAGAGTTTTCAACGTACTCGCTAAGAGAGTCTATTATTTCTGTCTGCGCATATTCGTTTTTTAGATACTCTAAAAGCATGAATGCATCGGCATCTACTTCAATAGCATCTATGGCGAATAATTTTTCTTTGGTTGTATTATCTCGAATCTCGAACCTAAGCTCTTCCATAGTCGGCATCTTGTGAAACTTCTCACAATGCGAGTCTATCACCTTAAATAAAGAGTGATACTCCGCAGGTAAATAGTGCTTGCGTACAGAAGTCCAGGTTTCAAAGTCCTGTAACTCTATAACTTGCTTTATTAAAGCACTTGCGATGTTCAATCAAATTCTCCCGAAATAAAAAGCGTAAAAAACCAGCGCCGCTAGGACGCTGGTTTCTCTGTAATGGTAAACTAGCCTTGAGCCTTTTCTTTCTTGGCTGCGCCATCGTAGTCAGACGCTACTAGGCCTCGACGAGTTAGCATAGTTTTTACGCCTCGTGCGGTTTTACCAATCTCTTCTGCGATCTGTTCAACAGTCATTGTAGCAACGTCTACTAAGTCTGCGAAAGGGTCTGCTTTTGCAGCGCCTTTGACAACAGCTTGTTTTGGAATTGACGTAATACGCTGTGCTTTAAGTAAGCTGAGAGCCTTACCACGAGCGCTATTTACAGATTTGCCCAAAGCTTCTGCAATGTCTTCAATGAACTGGCCTGCTTCACACAAAGAAACAAAAGTATCTTCTTCTGCGTCTGTGTAGGTCTTAACGCTTTCGACCTTGGGAGCTGGCTTTACGTGCTCGGTTAACTCCATAGAAAGGATTTTACCTTGCACAGATTTAGCAGAAAAAGCTCCGTTTTCAAAGTTAGCTGCAATTTCAGCGTAAGTGTATTCACCGCTATTATCGCTAACAAAAGCGGCTAAAGTATCCGCCTGTGCAGTGCTGAATTTGCTAGCTGACGCTGCTGAGGCTAACTCTACTTCGTAGCCAATTTTACGCAATTTGCTAGAAATTGATCGTGAGCTTGCGCTCAGTGCAGTTGCAGCTTCTGCTACGGTTGCTTGAGATACAGGTGACTCGTCACCTACAAATTCTACTAGCGCGTTAGTGCGCTCGTCTGTCCATTTAGGTTGTGCCATGATTTAATTCTCCTAAGAATTCTTTAAGATCAGTTACTATAACTACACCAGCCTGTCTAGCTTTTGCTGTCTTTGCTGATTCAATTCCGCTCTCATTGATGAGTACAGTAACGTCTTTTGTTAAGGTTGATTTTACAGTAAAGCCATTTTGTTCTAGGCTCTCAGCGGCCTTGGCTTTTGTTTTGAAGCTTTTTAGCTTCCCTGAGATACAAACTACCCCACTACACTGTTTTACAGCTATCGGCTTATCAAATCGAAAGGAAAACGGAAAGGCTCGTATAGACGCCATATTGCTTTCCAGATAATTCATTAAGTTTTCGGTAGCTTTAGGCCCTAAGCCCGCCTCTTTACAAGTCTCGTCTGTGATGTCGTCTAAGGTTAAACAGACTTTAGCTAGTTTACTAGAGGCGGTATTCCCGATTAAAGGGATGCTAAGCGCGGGTAAAACTATATTGAGGGGCGCGTCTTTCGATTGTTGCAGTTCAGCAAAGATTTTATCGCCAATCCGTTCTGATTGTAACAGAAGTCCAAGCTCATCTCTAGTTAATGAGTACAACTCTTGTGAAGTTGCAACCCCCAACTTTTCGATAGCTTTGGGGCCGAGCCCCTTAACTTTGAGGGTCTTAGCGAAACTTTCAATCTTTTTAGTTGCTTGAGCGGTACAAGACGCTTCTCTACAGTAGAGAACACTATTTACAACATCAAGCACCGAATTGCACGAAGGGCAAGTTGTGGGCGGTATGATTTGTTGCATTACTTATTTCTCCAATTTTTGAAAAGATATTATATAGATAATTAAGGTAAAAGTCAAGAACTATTTTTTATCTGGTTGTAGTGCACACCTATACCCTACGAACTACTCTAGGAATGATCTCACCTGAACGAATGATCTCTACGTCGCATCCTATCTCTAGGCCGAGGGAGTCAATAT